TGAGTTTGAATCAGAGCTTGATAAATCAATTTGGGAATGTCACTGTGATGGCATGTCGATTAGAGACATTGCACTTAAACTGTTACACAAGGAAGGTGGCAGAGGCGTTGTTTTCCTACGGATTAGGAAACTAAAGGGCCTTGCCAAACTATGAATGGAAAAAATAATCATCAGGCCGTTTGAAGAAAAAGACACTAACTTTATCATCAACAGTTGGCTTAAAAACTACAAATTCTCTTCTCGCTTTGCGCAGTCAATCACTGCAAAAGTGTACTACGCAAATCACGAACCAATAGTTAAAAACCTAATCAATCGCTGTGCCCCTTACTCTCTCGTTGCTACACTTGAAGACGCCCCTAGAGTCATACTCGGGTACATCGTATTTCAACCAACAGGCCCAAGCCACATCTTGCACTATGTGTATGTAAAATACCCTTTCCGTGGCAACGGCATCTGCTCAGAGCTAATCAAAGAAGCACAGATTGATAAGCACTGCTTTATCTACACTCACCTAACTTCTGTTGTTGCAGAGTACGTTGAAGACAATCCGGACATTTTATATAACCCATACCTAATTTAACAAAGGACGTTGAAATGGAAAAAAGAAAAGTAAAAGTGGCAAGGTTCCACGACGCTATTCAATTGATCGGCTACACCAATACATCAGGTGGTGTGATCACAAGTGCGCATGAAAAGGACTTCCCGGACATGTATAAAACAGATGTAGGGATCTTTATCCCAGTCAAAGATGGCCTAGAAGTATTCGTGTCTCTTGCCAATGTGCCATACGCATTGATCTATCAAGAGCCAATTAAAGAAGAGACTGTTAAGAAAGCTAAGTGATTATAATCGACTCAAAGTGGGCAGAAGCAGAGCTAAAAGATAGATACTTTAGGCGCTTTGACCTCACAAACTTTTGCTTTAAAGAGCAGCTGTCCTTTATTCGGGACAAAAGTCCATTTAAAACAGCAGTGTGCTCACGCCGTGCGGGTAAAACAATTGCCTGCGCTGCTCACTTATGGGACGAGGCCCAGGCCAATCCAGACAGAGTCTGTCTCTACATCACGCTCTCAAGAAATAATGCTAAAAAGCTAATATGGAAAGAGCTTCTAAAGATTAGGCAGCAATATGCCATTGACTCAAGCATAGACTCAACAGAGCTAAGCATTAAGCTCAAAAACGGCTCTGTTATCTATGTTAGTGGTGCAAAGGATAAGACAGAAATAGAGAAGTTCAGGGGTCTAGCCATCACTCTATGCTATATAGATGAGTGCCAGTCCTTTAAATCATACCTGCAAGACCTAATTGATGAAGTCATTGCCCCGGCCCTGATGGACTATGCAGGAACCCTTTGTTTAATCGGAACCCCGGGCCCTGTTCCTAATGGATACTTCTATGAGTCATCTCACAACGCTGAGTGGTCTCATCACAAGTGGACCTATTGTGACAATCCTTGGATATCGCTAAAGTCCAATAAGACCCATCAAGAGGTACTAGAGCGAGAGCTAAAGCGAAGGGGTGTAACCACAGACCATCCATCTATTCAGCGTGAGTGGTTTGGTAAATGGGTCACAGACTCAGACTCTTTAGTCATTAAGTATTCAAACAACAAGAACCATTACGATGCCCTTCCGAACCTGCATAAGCCTTGGCAGATAGTCATAGGCATAGACATAGGCTTTGATGATGCCGATGCCATAGCTGTCATTGGCTCTAATGAACACGCCAAGGAAGCTTACCTCATAGAAGAGATTATAGCGCCTAAGCAGGGCATCACAGAGCTTGCTGAAAGCATACAGAAGCTAGTTAAGAAGTATGATGTAAACCGTATCGTCATGGATACCGGTGGTCTGGGTAAAAAGGTAGCAGAGGAGATTAGGCGACGATTTGCGATCCCAATACAGGCAGCTGAGAAAACACGCAAGTTCGAATTCATTGAGTTGTTAAATGATGCGTTAAGAACAGGCAAGTTCTTTGCTAAAAGAGATTCTCGCTTTGCCCAAGACTCTTACCTCGTTGAATACGACTGGGATAAGTCCTCTCAAGACAAGTTAGTAGTCTCTGACCGCTACCATTCTGACATTATAGACGCCACACTGTATGCATTCCGCGAGAGCCTTCATTGGTTATATGAGCCAGAGATACCACAACCAAAACCGGCCACACCTGAATGGTTCTTAAGACAAGAAGAAGAGATGCTAGAAGCTGCAATGAACTCAATGCAGCAACGCAGTAACGATAACGATTTTGACGAATTCCTGTAAATTATGAAGTTAACAGAAATACGCAAAATCATCAAAATATCGCAAGAAATGGGCCTAAAACGCATCAAAATCGATAATTTCGAAGCTGAGTTTTTCGAACTTTCAACGCCTAAGCAATTGGTAGGTGTACCTGAATTGACACAAGCAGACATTGGCCTTGTGCCTAAACCTGAGCTAGCCGATGAAGCAGAGATGCTCTTTTGGTCTGCCGGTGGTTTAGAAGACGATGATCAACCTAAACAATAACATTCTCAAAGGATTGAGCAATGACAGTAGATTACACGAAGTTTTCAAATAACGGTGAGAACAACCAAAGCAGTGGCGCAGTAACAGATAGACGCTGGTGGTTAGTTAATAAGACAGACCGTGCTCAGACAATAGCCGGTGTTATCAAGATGATCATTGAGTCAGACACTAGACGACAAGTGCAATATCAAATCTCTTCTCGTCTATACGGTAACACTACAATCATGGGTGTGAACGGTATCAGCGTTGCTAAGATAGTGACTCCAAGCTCAACACCTAAAGACCGAGTTACATTTAACGTCGTGCAATCAGCAATAGACACAGTCACCTCTAAGATTGCTAAGAACAAACCAAAACCATACTTCTTAACAAGTGGAGGTAACTGGGCTCAGCAGCGCAAAGCGAAGAAGCTTAATAAGTTCATCGAAGGCGTATTCTATGAGCAAGAAGCCTACAAGCATGGCACCAGAGTTTTTAAAGATGCCTGCATATTCGGCGATGGTGTTATGCACGTTTACCGTAAGAATGACAAAATCTGTTACGAAAGAGTAATGGCGCGTGAGTTATTCACTGACTACACTGATGCTTACTACGGTGAACCTAGACAGATTCATAGACTAAAGAACATCGACAGACAGGTGTTAATAGAAACCTTCCCAGAGAAGAAGAACAAGATCAAAGAAGCTAACCGCGCTTACGTTGATTACTCTGGCTCACTTCAATCCATCTCTGATCAGGTAACTGTATCAGAATCTTGGCACTTACCAAGTGGACCTGATGCCGATGACGGTCTTCATTGCATATGCATTGATGGCGAGACAATCTTTGAAGAGAAGTATACTAAAGACTACTTTCCATTTGTATTCATGAAGTGGTGTGAAAGAACAGAAGGCTTCTGGGCACAAGGTGGGGCCGAGCAGATTCAAAACATTCAGCTAGAACTTAATAAACTACTATGGGTCATCCAGCGTTCTATGCACTTAGCAGGAACCTTCAAGGTGTTCCTAGAGAATGGCTCTAAGATCGTTAAAGAGCATCTTAACAATGACATCGGTGCTATCGTTAACTACTCAGGCACTGCCCCTCAGTACGTTCTACCGTCAATGGTTCAACCTGAGCTATTTAATCAGGTTGCAAACCTTAAGAACATGGCCTTTGAGCAGATGGGTATCTCTCAGCTCTCAGCTACTAGCCAAAAGCCTGCCGGACTAAACTCTGGTAAAGCCCTACGCGAGTACAATGACATTGAGACTGATCGTTTCATGACCATTGGACAGATGTATGAGCGCTTTTTCTTAGAGTTAGCTCATCATTCAATCGGTGTTGCAGTAGACATCTACAATGACATTGGCTCTTACCCTGTGAAGCTTCCTAATAAGAAGTACCTAGAGACTGTTGATTGGTCAGAGATTGATCTATCAGAGGACGACTACGTAATGAAAATGTACCCAGTCTCTTCACTTCCTGAGACCCCAGAGGGTAAACTTCAAACTATCCAAGAGTACATCCAAGCAGGAATGCTTACTCCGCGTACTGGCAAACGCTTGCTAGACTTCCCAGACCTTGAGCAAGTTGAAGACATCCAGAATGCATCAGAGGATTATTTGAATAAAGTGTTTGAGATGATGATCGATGATGGCATTTATACGCCGCCTAGACCTCAGAATGACTTAAAGTTAGCGCGAGAGTTAGCCCTTGAGTATTACAACCAAGGACTTTTGCATAACATGGATGAAGACAAGCTAGAGCTAATTAACAGATTCGTTGATCAGATTGGCATGATTGAAGAGCAAGCAATGCCTCAGCCACAAATGGAAGCTATGCCACAAGCAGCCCCCATGCCTGAGCCAACATCTGACCTTATCCCTAACGTGCCAGGAGTAGCATGAACGAGAAAGACCTGACCCCAGAAGAGAAAGAAAAAGCACTGGTTGAATTCGGTGCTCACTACATGACAGCCCTTGTTGATTGGAAGAAGCGCCATCCAGGCCGCGACTTACCTGCTACGTGGTCACCTCAGCTTAAGAAATACGTCTGGGTGAACCGCGCAGATAGAAGAAGGCTTGGCGTAAAATGAGCTGGGAACAACCAATCAGTGTCCATGAGACCGGTGAGGTAGGTCGTGTATACTATCTTAACACAAAATTAACTCTAATTGATGGCGAGGAGTGGACCAGAACTACTGAGTTCACACTTAACCCTGACTACGGCTCTACCGTTGAAGAGATGTTAAAGCGTACCAAAGAGATACCTAATCAGATGAAAGATCAGCTACTGCGTAAAAGAGTGTCTGAGAACAAACTCACCAGTGGTTTAGTCTATAAAGTATGGATTAGTGACTACCCAGCACCTCGTTACTGGGCACCAACACAGAGAGAAATAGAGCAGCGTAAAAAGGCCCAAGGTAAAGCGGTCCTATACAATGCTAATGGTTCAGTTTTAGTTTAATAACCAAGGATGGGCATCGTGCCCACGGAAGGGCTACCATGCAGGAAGTTACAGAAGCAGCAGCAATACCAGTACCAACAGAAGCTACACAGACCGAGGAGGCTCCCAAGGCCCCAGCACGTGAGTTAGCCTCTCCACAGCTATCAATACTAGCAAAACGTGAGAAAGCCTTACAGAAGCAGCGTGAAGAGATTCAGAAGAGCAAGCTAGACATTGATTCTAAATACGAAGAGATTAACAAGTTCAAGTCTCTTAAAGAGCAAGCTAAAACCAATCCTCTAAAGTTCCTTGAAGAAGCAGGGTTAACCTATGAAGAGTTAACTAACTTCATTCTTAACGGCAACAAGCCTACAGCTGAGATGGAAACATCATCTATTAAATCAGAGATGCAAAAGCTTCGTGATGAGATTGCTCAAAGAGAGCAAGAGCGTGAGAACTCTGCTAAAGCCATGGATGAGAAAAGAGCCCAGGAAGCTATCTCTAACTTCAAAGAGAACATCACTGGCTTTCTAACCGGCAAGCCTGATGATTTTGAGCTGTGCAACAATTACCCTGAGTCAGTAGACCTAATCTATGACGTTATCGAAGCTCACTTTGCACAGACTGAGAAAGTAATGAGCATGGAAGAAGCTGCAAAGCTAGTTGAAGACCATTTTGAAAGCGAAGCCATGAAGGTAACATCATTCAAAAAGATCCAGTCAAAGCTTGCGCCAAAACCAGCACCAACAGAAGAAGACGGCTTTCAGAAAGCCAAACAACAAGCAAGCCCAACCCTCAACAATTCAATGTCCCAGACTGTTTCTGGACTCTCTAACTCTACCGAAAACGATAGAATCAAAAGAGCCCTTGCCGCACTGGGTAATTGACGAATTGATGTGTAGTGTAAACTGTTAATTAAGCACGAAGTGATACATTCCCGGTGAGTATGGGTAAAGCTCAAACGACGTTAGTACTCTCGCAACAGTTAGCGAATAAAATCAAACAAACAATAACTTATTAAAATGGAGTATTAAAATGGCAGTTTCTACATATATGGATCTTACGGCTATGAATGCAGCTCTAAAAGAGCTTTATTCTGGTCAAGTTGTTAACAACATGGTTTACGCAG